ATTGTCAGTTTCTTAGTTACTTTAATTTCCCTTCAATTTTACCACCAACTCGTCGGCTTAGTATTCTGGGGAGCAGTGGCCTTTTACACGTTCGAAGTCGCGTTGCTGTTGTGTCTTATTACCTCTATTTCGTTTATGCGTAAGACTCACACTTTCAGATTTATTAGATGGAAAACATCAATTCATCATGAAGATGAAGCTCGTGCCGACTCTATAGCTTTAGGAGAGTTGAAACATAAATCCCCTCGTCTGGCTGTATTTGCGTATAATGGTGTTGAAATGGTTGTTTCTTGTGAGCTGTTGTCCCAAATTGCGACTTCAGCAAACATTACAATGACCGATTCAGATAAAACCATATTCGACAGATTACAAACTAAAGCAGCCGGTGTTCACTCAGTTTCCATTAGCAGGTTTCTGCCACTAATGGGGGATCCAGTAGTTCAAAATACCGTCCTTTTAGCCTTTGGCATATCTTGCCAAATGCGAGAAAAGATGGTTAATTCTGGGTTCCCTTTTCCTTAGTCCCGCAGTGTCCTGAAGCACGTAAATACTTATACGGATATCGCTCTGCTGAATTGAAATTACCTGTTATAGGGCCGACTAAAAACAATGTAATTTTAATTACTGAAAGAGAGATTGAGGTATATCGTAATGTCGTTGCTGTCAGTTTGGGTTGTCATTGGGATGGAGTGTCTTTTCCTCATCCCGACAATTACGATACTGAAACTTTGGTAGACGGGGTCAACAAGAGATTTCTTTGTAAACCACCTGCCGCTAATGAAGCGTTGAGGGGTGAGTTTAACCGTTTTGTCAAGAAATGGGTGGTAAAATACTTGACACCGCTGGACCCATCTGCGGATGACTCATTAGAAACGTGGTTGGGTGGAACTAGTTACACCGAATCGCGTAAAAGTGAGCTGCGCAATTGTTGGGACCAAGTGGTATCCATCTGGGAAAAAACTATACCCAAGGGCAAATATTTCATTTGCAAAAGTTTTGGTAAGGACGAGTCTTATCCAACTTTTAAGCACGCCAGAGCTATAAACTCTCGGTCAGACGCTTTTAAGTGTGCTGTTGGACCTATGTTTCATTTGATTGAGCAGCAGGTCTTTGCACTTAAATGGTTCATTAAGAAAATTCCTATCATTAATAGGCCAGCATATATTTATGAAAATTTATATCGTGATGGTGCTACTTATTTTGCTTCGGATTATACTGCTTATGAGTCAATGTTTACTGCCCAGTTGATGCGGGATTGTGAATTCGAGCTCTACGATTACATGACCTCAAGGCATAATCACCATGATCAATTTATGGAATTGTGCGAACGTGTTTTAGCTGGCAAGAACACATGTAAGTTCAAAAATTTTCGTGTCGAAGTAGACGCCACGAGAATGTCAGGGGAGATGAATACTAGTTTAGGAAATGGTTTCTCAAATTTGATGTTCATGTTGTTTCTATGTAAAAGGGCAGGATCGAAGGATGTATCTG